TTCCCTTTTAACTAAACTTTTTATTCGGAATTGGAACCAATAGTTCGCAATCTATGTTGAAGAATCTTTTACAATATGGTAAAATATACATATCGATTGAATAAAAATTCATTTTTCATTTAGGAAGGATGCGAACACATGGAATTCATTCACGATCCACAATTAAATAAAGACTATGTGTTCTTAGGCCGAAGAGTTATTTATACCTCTCACACCAAAGATGAAATAAACAAAAACACTATTCCTTCTATTGTAAGTGGTGCAATGAGTCGCCATTTGTGCAACAGAGGAGAAATCAAATACTTATTTAGATATTTTAGAGGGTATCAGCCGATACTTGACCGAGTAAAACTGATCCGTCCCGATGTGAATAACAGAATCGTTATTAACAATGCTTATTCCATTGTTCGCAACGCGACTGGATATTTTCTTGGAGAACCGATTCAGTATACGGCAAAGTTGGAAGATGATTCAGAGAACGTCCAAAAGCTAAACGCTTATATGGACAGTGAGAATAAATCCTATGAAGATATGTCAATCGGAAATTCTGCATCAATTTGCGGTACAGCATACCGGCTTGTCGCGGTTGATGATTCTGGGGAAGAAGATGAAGCCCCATTTGAAATTCCAACATTGGAACCGCAAAACACTTTCGTAATTTACTCTACAGAAGCAGGGCATGAACCACTTTTGGGAGTTACATATAGCCCAATACTGAATGATAGTGGTTCTGTCATTGGCACAAATTATATTGTCTATGATGGGGTATATCAATATGTTTATTCTGTAAAAGGCGTTGGAAGTGTTATCCATCCCGAAGATTTAGTCGGAGAACCAAAACCACACTTTTTAGGCAGCGTTCCGATTGTAGAATATCCTAACAATGAATGGCGTATCGGAGATTTTGAAAGCGTTATGATAATTCTTAACGCTATTAATAAGCTAAACTCCGACCGAGTAAACAGCGTGGAACAGATTGTCAATTCAATTTTGGTATTCATCGGATGCCATTTAAAAACCGCTGCTGAAAATAAAGCAGCCAATCAAGGAACCACTTCCGACCTTGACCGCCTAAAAGAAGAGTTGGCGATTGAGCTTCCTAGTGCAGACGGAAAGACCGCCGATGTGAAATATGTAAATTCCAATGTTAATCAGAACGAGGCAGAAACGCTTGCACAAACGCTGATTGACTATGTGTATGCCATTACCGGCATTCCAGATCGTAAAGGAAACGCTAGTGGGGGTTCAAGTGATACCGGGGACGCAGTTTATCTTCGCGACGGTTATCAATCTCTCGAAGTTGTCGCCAGAGTAAAAGAAAGAAACTTCAAAAAGGCGGAACGGCAAACGCTTCGAATGGTCTGCAAAATTCTAAAGACGTTTGACGGAATAGATTTAAAGCCAATGCAAGTTGACGTTAAATTCATTCGGAATCGTACTAATAACCTTGTGAATAAATCGCAAGCTCTGTCTAACCTTCATAGCACTGGTGTGTTCTCCCCCGAAGATGAAATTCAGCTTATTGGAGTTACCGACGATCCAAAAGGGATGGCTCAGCGCGGACAGGCTTATAAAGACTCTCAGGCTGAAAAGTTTGCCGCACAAAGCAAACTAGCAGATTCACAATCGACTAATGCACTTGATGAAGGGAGCAATCCAGATGGTAAAACAGACGGTGAAGAGTGATGAAAGTCTCGTGGAAATCCGGTGCAACAACACCATCTATAACGCCTATGGGACTCCATACATTTGCAATCGTCTTTTGGCAAAGCTCCCAAAAGATTCAGAATATCAGATAAAATGCCCCAAATGCGGACACATAAACGAAAAGGAGAAAACGAATGGACGATAAAGACAAACCCGCTTCTTGCGGTTGTAGCCTTGATTTTTTTGGAGCATTGACGATCGCATTTATTGTGCTCCGGCTTTGTAATGTGATTGCATGGCCTTTATGGGTAATCTTATCCCCCCTTTGGGTTCCTCTTGCAGTCGCCGTTGTGATTGCCATTGTAATTACTATCGTTAGTGCAATCTCAGACTCCCATTCTTAAAATAAAATAACTAATAATAAAGCATAGAGCACCTTTGAGTGCCAGCAATTCGGATATTCCGAACTGTTGGTGCTCTTTTTTTATGCTGGAATAACTCAAAGGTAGAGTACACGTTCTGTAATCGCGTCGTTGCGGGTTCAATTCCTTGCTTCCAGCTCCACAGGCAAGTTCAAAGGCTTTCTGCCGCTAAAACGGTCGGCAAAGTGTCCGGCAAAACCTTTCTGTATTAAAAAATTACGGGGTGATCGTTTGAATGTAATCAAAGCTACATTACCGCGTTCCTTATCATCGCTGAATATTTATCCTTGCGGAGATTGGCACACAGGCGATAAAGCGTGCGACCTACATCTTATTGAAAGAACAATATCAACCATTCATGAGAACGACAACGCTTATTGCATTTTAAACGGTGATCTCTTAAATAATGCGACCAAAACGAGTGTGTCAGATAGTTATGCCGAAAGAGTTCCACCTATGGAACAGCTTAATTTGATTCTTAAACTTCTCACTCCTATTAAAGATAAGATTCTTGCAATAGAGGACGGAAATCATGAGCGGAGGACGTACCGACAAGATGGAATTGATCTATCTAGGATTGTTGCCCGTGAATTGGGAGTCGAAGATCGGTATTCACAAGAAGGAAATTTGATTTTCCTACGATTTGGCGAATTTCCATCCGGTCATAAAGAATCAAACGGAAGCGGAAGGTTTAGACAACCGTGCTATACGATTTATGCAACTCACGGCTCCGGTGGTGGAAGAAAAGAAGGGTCAAAAGTTGTTCGGCTGGCAGACATGGCAAGCATTGTTGACGCAGATATTTACGTTCATGGACATACGCACTTGCCGTTAGTCATGAAGCAATCATTCTTTCGGACAGACATTCAAAACAGTGCTGTCAAGTCGGTTACAAAGCTATTTGTAAATACTTCTTCGGCGCTTGATTATGCCGGATATTCAGAAACCGGTGAATTTAAACCAAACAGCAAAGATTCGCCCGTCATTCATCTTAGTGGGACACGAAAATTTATGACGGCAACGCTTTGAAATATCAAAAAACTTTATTACACGACGGGCTAATGCAAGTAAGACCTACGGGGACGAAAGCAAAAGAACGGCGCGGAATACGGAGGAAAAAACATGAGAAAGAAAATCCAGAACACTATTTGGGGACAACTTAGCAGACACGCAATCAGATTTGACGGTGAAGATGGCGGCGGTAGCTCTACTACTGCCACTACACCTACGACAGAAACAACACCAGCTAATACCACCACTCCTGCAAAAACGGATGGATCGGAAACTCAGCCTTTCAAGTCTTTTGCTTCGGAAGAGGACTACAAAAAGGATGTTGATTTTCGAGTACAGCAGGCGTTAAAGACTCACGAGGAAAAGCTCAAAGGTAAACTGACACCTGAAATCCGTAAGCAACTTGAAGCAGAGGCAAACATGACCGCCGAGCAAAAGTATCAGGCACAGCTCGACCAACTCGCGGCTGACAAAAAGGCTCTTGCAAAAGAAAAGAACCGGATCAAAGCCGAAAGCTTACTTGTCAGCAAAGGGGTTACAGATGAATCTGCCCGTGCAACTATGCTTGACAGCGTTGTCGGAGAAGATGAAGCTGAATCGCTCCAGCGTGCACAGGCTCTTGTTGATGCAATCGAAAAGGCAACAAACGAAAAGATCAAAGTTGCCATGAAGTCCGTTAAGGTTCCCAGTTCCGGTGATGGCGACGGCGACGGAAAGTCAAAAGAAACCATTGGAAAAGTTCTTGGAGAACGTCGGGCAAAAGTCAATGATGCGGCTAATAAGACACTCGACTTTTATAGATATGGAGGTAAAAAAGCATGAAATTTAAAACTACAGAAGCTAAGGCTCCTACTGAAATCCTTGCAAACGATCATTTTGTTGCAGTCCCTTATACGGTTTCTGCAACCGGTGTTGTTGCGGATGCAGATGGAAAGAAAATCGTTCCAGCTGGTACAATTCTTCCGGCAAACGATGCTACAGCAATCGGCGTTTTGCGCCAGAGCGTGGATGTTACATACGGTGACAACTCCGGTGCGCTGATTATCCATGGCTTTTTGAAAACTGCGGCTCTTCCCGCTGCGCCTTCTGATACCGCTAAACCGGTATTGAAGCAGATTACATTTTTAGGTTAATTTTAGGGGGAATATAAATGGCTATTACAATTAACGATCTCTTTACCCCACAGGCTATTGCAGAAAATTGGACAGAAGTACATAGCAATGCCATTCCTTATCTTGGTTCTGGATTGTTTCCGGCACGAAAGAAAATGGGACTTGACCTTGCTTGGATTAAAGGATATAAGGGATTACCTGTTTCGTTGAAGCCTTCTGCATTTGATGCAAAGCCAACATTCCGTGACCGTATCGGTGTGACAAAGGTTGAAACCGAGATGGCGTTCTTCCGTGAAGCCATGACACTTTCTGAGAAGGACGAGCAGGACATCATGCGCATTCAGGACACAAATAGTCCTTATGCTCAGGATATTCTTAACCGGATTTTTGACGATGCAAATACGCTTGTTGATGGTGCAAATGTTGTGCCTGAGCGAATGATTATGCAGTTGCTTTCTCCTGCTGACGGAAATGTTGGAATCAATATCACAGCTAATAACGTTCCATACGTTTATGGCTATGATACTCCAGACCATAAATTCCAGACCAATAACTTTCTTTCTCTTGCCGCAGATTCTGCAAACAAGTGGAGCGCTACCGCTACCGCTGATCCGCTGACTGATTTCCGTACCGCTATGGATAAAGTTGAGGAAGCTACCGGAACACGTCCGACTGTTGCAATCGTAAGCCGTAAGACTTTTAACTACTTGCTTGCCAACGCAAAAATCAAGTCCGCAATTCTTGCACAGAACGCAACTGCAAACATTTTCATGACCGACGGAATTTTGAAAGCATTCTTGCAGGCTCAGCTTGGATTGGACGTTATCATCTACACCAAAAAGTACAAGGATGAATCCGGCACGGCTCACCAGTTCTACCCGGACGATATGTGTACTCTTATTCCGGATGGTGCACTCGGTTCTACATGGTACGGTACTACACCAGAAGAGCGTTCTGGAATGGGTAATGGTTCTAGGATTTCTATTGTAAATACCGGAATTGCAGTTCTTACATACACCACACCTACTCCGCCTATCAATACCATTACTTCTGTTTCCGAAATTGTCCTTCCGTCCTTTGAACGAATGGATGAAGTTTATGTTATGAAGGTGGCCTAACCATGGTGAAAGTATCATTCCCATTCTCGGTTAAATACGGCGGCAAGTTTCATTCTCCTAGCGAGGCTTTTGAGGTCGCAGAGAATGAAGTGGACAAACTTGTTGCACTTGGCGCAAAAGCCCTTGGAGCAAGCCAGAAATCGTCAGAAAAAGCGCAGGAAACCAGTCCGCCTAAGCCGGCGGCTAAAATCCCGCCTAAGAAGGAGAAATAATCTATGGCTGATCTTTCTCAATTAGAAAAGTTAAAACTTTGGCTTGATATTTCAAAAGACGTAACAAGCAGTGATCCTAAGCTCCAGCTCATGCTTGACCGTGCCGAGAGTGTAATCAAGCACAAGCGGAACTGGCCGGACGATCAGCCAATGGAACCTCGCTGGAATGAGTTACAGATTCAGATTGCTT